ACTTTAAGAGGCTCTTCGGAGTCTCTTTTTTTGCCTGTTAACCGAACGCAAACTGAGTAGTATCGCTAATTCTATTTCTTGGCTGTGTATTGATTATAGTAGTTGTACTATTAGTCTTCTTACTATTATCAGCAACTGCCACTGTACTATTTGAACTACCAACGCTGCTTAGACTAGCTTGACCTTGTGCATTCTCAGCTGATGTAGTCTTAATCTGTTCGCCTTTCTCATTCATACCATCACCTTGAATCTTCATAGAATCAATTGATGAGTCACCAAAGTTTTGTACTTTATTAAAGCCTTTCATGAATGCTTCACCTGGAGTATCTCCACCAGGCCATGCAGCAGCTAAACCACTAACAGCACCGGCAGCCACAGCAAGTGGGAATGTAGCAATCTTCTTAAAGATCTTCAATAATTCAAAACCCATATTAGCTATCATTCCACCAAAACCGATATCAGCAATAGAATCTTTAATACTACCTATGAATCCTACAATAGTATCTGTTATAGACGTAAATAGATTACCTATCATATCAGAGAATGAGAAAGAATCGAGTTGTTCAGAGAAGTTCTCAAAGCCTAGTTTAGACGCAATCCAACTTATGCCATCTTTTAATAGATCAAGTGGCAAACCAATTAGACCAACAAGAAGCCCTGATATACCACCAAACAAACCACCAATGATACCTTCAAGAAATCCTTTGTCTTTATACTTATCGAAACCAGATAATGCGCCTTTGAATGTATCAAATACACTCATAAGAACTGTAATTGGAAGGAATAGTCTACCAAGGACTTTACCAAACATAAACGCAGCTTTACCAACACTACGCATTATAGACATAACGCGTTTGATAGCTTCCATCGCAGGCTTTACTAATTTACTACTACCGCCTGAAGGCATCATTGATTTAAGAGGAGCTAATACAGCACCAACACTTTTCATTGGTGCTAATACATAATCTTTAATAGACTTTACTATATTACCTATAGCTTTAAATGGTTTAGCAAGCGTACCTAATATTTTACCAAGCTTACCAAAGAAACCAAGCTTACCAAACTGACCAGTGACCTTTCTAAACGACTTAAGACCATTAAAACCAGCAGAAAACGCAGATTTCATATTCTTTAAGCCATTAGTAACTACCTTAAATACATTACCAATTGATTTACTAAGGCCACCCGTGTTTGCAACAAAACCAGCTTTAAATGACTTAAAGAATCCACCTATAGCAGTAGTAAACGATTTAACAAATGGTATCTTATTAAGTAGTTTAAAAACTCCACCAAATAGTGTTTTCCATAGACCTAGAACTGACTTGACTATTGGAACAACAGCTTTGAGTATGCTTTTACCTAATACTTTAACAATCGTAACAAATGACTGAGTAATGCCAACTACTAAACCTGCAGTAAGACCAAGTAATATAGTAGGAATAGACAAAAGACTAGCAAAAGCACCTTCAGTGACACTATCAATCTTACCAAGATCTGCCGTGTTATCAGCAATATCACCTAGAAGACCAAGTAACTTTTCAGCTTGTGTATTAGCTTCTTTACGTTCTTCAGCTTTAAGACCAGAATCACCATTAAGACTTTCTAATAGTTTATTAAACTCAGTAGTCTGATGCGATGTTAGTTCATTGCCTTTATGTGCTAGTACCGACGATAATTTACTGGCAGATTCAATAGATTCAGCAGAAGCAGCGTCGGCTTCTTTAGCTTTAACCATAGTATTAATGATTTCATCTAACTTACTAATTTCTTCTTCTTTACCGTTATCTTTAGCCATGAGTATCTACCTTTATGATTTCTTAGCGTATGCTTGTCCAGCAAAGAACGCAGCAACTATACCAGCAACAGCAACAAAATACGTTGGTGCCATACTACCTAGAGTTGCTTGTGCTTCGCTTAGACCAGCTAAACTTGCGAGTACTACAGCAAAAGGATATAGTAACATACCAATAAGAGAGAACCAAGCCATTTTACGCTGGGCATCTCTCATAGCATCAGCATCTTCGAGTTCTTTACGTTTAAACTCTAAGTGCATCGCTTCTTCTGCTTTAGATACTTTGCCATCTCCATTAGTATCAGCTGGATGTATTACTGTTTTTGCCTCTGTCATCGTCTTTGTTCCTTTTTAATCCTATCGTTTTCTTCTTTAATCCACTCTTGTAGAAGAGCAACGTATATCTCCCTCTCCCACGGCAGCATATTATCTAGCTCTGTTAAGCTATATTGATGATGCTGCATCATCGTAAAGTTAGTCTTATAATGGTTGACTAAACTATCATGAGAGAGGCCTACATAAAAAAACTTTGTAAACCTTTCAACTCAGTCTTGTTATTCTCACCACATGATGTACAATCATATTCTATATCAGCTTTCAATGCTGGCATATTCTCAAAGAATCCTTGTATCATAGCGAACTGAGTAGAATTCATTGACTCAAGAAAGCTTCTAATCTTAGTAGGACCTTCATCTTTTGCCAGATATACGCCATCTCCATCAAATATGTTTTCAATACAAGCTTGTATGATTTTAAACGCAGTTTCTACTGTTTCTTCACCATCTGCTTGTATTGTAGATACATCATCAAATGATGGGTAACGCATAGTAAGTCCAACGTCTTCAGTAATCATAATGATGTTACTGGACTCTGGTACAGTGACGTTAATATCACTAAAGTCTATAGTGTATTCATTCATAGTATCGCATGATTCACATTTGACTTTAAGGTCAATAGATTCACCAACTGACTTAGATCTAAGTTCTAGGAATATATGTTCTACGTCAAATACAGCTAGCTTATTAACATTGATATCGTCAAATACACATGACTTAATGATATCCTTTGTTGCTCGTACAATTTGCTTCTGATCGCTTGTTTCCATCGCCATCATTAATATCTTTTCTTCTTTAACAAGATAAGGTCTATATGTTACTCTTTGTCCTGTTGAAGGTATCACAGTCTCAAACCGTGAGCTGGATAATACTGGTAAAGCCATTCTATTCTCTCCTAATTATATACTAAATTATATTAAATACCGAGTGTAGTACCAACAACAGATGCTGTCGACTTAATAGTATCTATTATGTCTTCTGGTACATAGTTTTCGTAACTCAAAGTCACTGTCATCTTTTGAACTGTATTTTCACTATTGTTGTCTAAATTAATTGCGCTTATAGTGACTGGGAATGCACCCTCAAGTCGTACACTATAAATCGGAATGTTTTGTTGATTTAGTTGTTGTATGATTACATCAGTAACGAAATCTTTCTTATATCCTGCTCTATACTTTTCAACGTCAAAGATACCTGTTGCCCATGCATCAAACATCTTCTTCATATAGTAGTCATTAGTCAGTATGAACGTCATACTAATATCTTCATTAATGACAGAGTACGGAACTTTAATCGCTTGACGTTCAGCTGTATAATCTATTGTAGTAATCTGTCTTCCAGGGAGACTAACTGACTCACACAGTATCGATATATCTCTTGGATCAGGCAATAGATTACCAGGCTTTCCGCCACTTACAGCGTTCTTAGCAATGTCACCAACTAAACTACCAATGTCTTTATTGAGTAGTGACTTAACACTATTAGCAGTAGGAGGTGTAAAGAAGATTTGAAAGCGGTTTTGCATAGCAACGCCACCTTTCTTCGATATAGTTGCTTTTAAGTCATCTATACTATTCATGATGCGTATTGTTTCCTTGAGTATCTCCAAACAGATTCAGACTTAACGCCTTTGAACTGCTCAGTCGGTAAGAATATAGCGATAGGCCAATCAGCCATAGGTACGCGTACGATTTCAGACTTAACATGATCCATTAGGTAATGCTTAAAACATGGAGCAAATTCTTTATATTTTTTAGCACCTACAATAGTTGCGTATCGTAGTTTCTGTAATCTTGTAGTATCGTTCATAGCTTTAGGTGCTAAGTCCATCATCGCATCTAAGAACCTAGCACGTACACCAGGTGATAAGTAATGCAAATTCAGTCCATAGAAACCACCCTTAGCTGGTTCAACCATAATCGTTAAAGGGAATCTATCGTAGTATGGTAGAGTTGCTTTATGCTTAGGATCGTAGAAGTACATCATCATATCGCCAACACGTGGCTTTGTTGTCTTTTCTAATGCTGTATCTTTAAGCAATGAACGTCGATTAGGATCAGCCAACTTCTTAACGTTGCGCTTAAACCAGTTTTGAGCATCCTTAGTCCTAGGTGTTACGCCAGCTCTAAATGCTTGTGATTGTAGTGTATCAAAGAGTGAGTTCATATAGTTATTTATAACTTCCTTTCAGTTGTTTACCCATTTATTTATAAGGCTTCTTCTTAGGCATCTTCTTAGGAGACTCGTTAATCATTTTAACACCGATATTTTTCAACGTATGTTCTGTCCATATCTGAAACTTCCAACCACGTGACTTAGCATACTCTTGTGCATAGGTCCATTTAGACGTATTCTTTATATAAGCGCTTACTTCGTTGAGATACTTCTTCGTCTTACGCTTAGGATTCTTAGGCGGGATAGTCTGTTTCTGTGGTTTGATTTCAACTAGGATGATGTCACCATTAGATTGCTCAATCATCATATCGATAAAGTATCTATGCCACTTACCATCAGTGTTACACTTATATGGAACAACAACCTCTTCACTATTCCATCGTACTATAGCAGGATTAGCATCAAACCAACGCATTGCGTTACGTTCCCATAGTGATCTGTATTTGACCTTAGTGTAATCCCCAGCGTACTTCTTTTTGTTCTTAACAGTGTACTTTCCAGAGTATGTAGACTTCCAAGCCATATAAATAGTTCTATAGTTGTTAACGTTATTAAGTATTTATATAGGAAAAACATACATGTCTATTCTAACATTCCCTGAAACACTCAGGTCAAGAGTTTCCGAAGATGGATTCCCTCACATATCCTTTTCAATGGCAAGAAAGGGAGTACCTGAATTCACTCAGATTCACTTGTTCATCCCAGTGGGTATAGGATCTAATGACGGAATGAACTACGGATCAGCCGAATTA